TTTCATCTAGGCTATCTAATAGCAATGCCAACTCAGCAGCAGCAGCCTCAGCTTTAATTAACTGACCTTCAAGAATGATGGCTCGCTTTACATCCTCATCAAGAATGGCTTGCATTAGCTCTAAGCGTAGGCGTTCTACGTCATTAATCTGACCGCCTAGGGCAGCAGCAATTTGTATACGATCCATTTCAAACCGCTTATTGATTTCATCAATAATCTTGGATTCTGTATTCTGTTTTTTCTTTTCAGATGTAATCTTCTTTTCATTGTTTAATTTTTCTATTGCTGTTCGCTTCTCAGCTTTTGTTAATGCGTTTTGTGCTCTTAGCCTAGCCCTGTTTTGTTCTGCTTCTTTTCTTGCTTGCTGACCAGCTAACCAAGCACTTGCTGAATCCATAGTAGGAACTAGCTCACCAGTAATAATAAAGCCACCACCACGCACCAAGCCTTCAAACAAAGCCATCAAAGCTTTAGCTGCTGGGCTATCTACAATGCCCCTAAAAGTATCTTCTGCATCTTTACCAAACTCAACTACTGCTGCGCTTAAAGTACCTAGTGCTTTACCTAGGTTTATGATGCCTTCTTGCAATTCCTCAATGCTGACATCGGCATCTTCAAGTCCAGATACTAAACCTTCTCCAAATGCTTCTTTGGCTTGCTCAACTGCTGCTGCAAGTCTTTGCATCTTGCCTGCAAAGGTGTCTGTTGCTTTACCTGCTGCGCCATCAAACCTAGTCTGTAGATCCTCTAATACCTCATCAAACTTCTTGCCTTTAAGCTCAGTTGTAGTGTAGCCAATGCGTAAACGTGCTAGTGCAGTTGTTTCGCCTTTGTAGGCTCGCTGCAAAGCGTTGCTTACTGTCTGTAAATCTTTGCCAGTTCCAAGGCTAACATCTAAAGCAGTTGTTAAAATCTTTTGTGCTGTGCTTGCATCACCTGTAGCCTGAGATAGACTAATAAATGCATTAGTTAACTTATCGCCTGCAACGCCGGTAGCCAGTTCTAACTTGTCTATAAAATCATTAATAAATGGAGAAGCAAAGCCTAGGTTGACCGCGTTTAACTGTGTGGCTAGTAATTGCGCTTCTTTTGTGCTATCGCTAAACGCCTGTACAGAAGCCTTACCAAACTGTACAACTTTAGTAACTGAGAATACGGCAAGGAACTTCTTGCCTAACTTGGTGAAGGCATCATCTGCCTTCTTGGTTCCTTTGTCGTTATAGCTGGTGACTATAGGAAATACAATTGCCACGTTATAACCTCGCTATCTCAGCATTGGCATTAACTGCTACTTGTTGCAATACTTTTAAAATTGTAGCCTTGGCTTTGCCTTGATCCTCAGCCAAGTTTCTACCCATCAAACGACCAGATGTCTTAGCTGTGCGCCCGGTCTGCTCTAGGCTACCAATGCCATTATTTAGGTTAGCAATAAACTCTCTACCAGCATCAGGGTTGTTAGATTTTGATTGGGAGCTGCCATATCTGTTCTGCCTTCCAGCAGTTTCTATGATTGCACCAGCGGCAGATTTGTTTAGTAAACTGACAAGCGATGACCAGCCACTTCTATTGCTTCTACTTTTTGCTAACGAATAAGTCAAGCCACGTCTAACTACATTGGCTTCAAAGCTAGGAAAAGCGCGGTTGCGACCAGTACGGCTCTTGCGCTCATAGCCTGGATAATTAAAGCGAGATAGGTTATCTATTGTGCCTGGCACATCATTACGCGCTGAATTAGTAATGGCTTTTAAAGGCGCAGCAATCTCTTTGTTATATGCCTTAAGGGTTTCAGGAGCTAGTTTACGCAAAATCTTTCTAGCCTCTACGACCCCTTTTACCTCTGTTGGCATTTTCTCGCTCTCTTGCCTGCTGCTTTAAAACTTCGTAAAAAGCCTTAAGCAAATCTGTGTCCATGTTAATAAACTCGCTAGGCGCGATCCCAGTATGGATGCTCAACTGAGCAACTCTATACGTGAAGGAATCGCGCGTTAGCCATTTGGGGAATCGTCTGACACCACATCAACCGCAGCTAGAGTTTCAAGAAACGCTGATCCAAAAGGTTTGACATCAGGCGCATCTGCGCGGCGTAGACATTCCCATGCAAGCCAATAGATATGCTCTTGCTTTTCATCCTCACGAAAAGCTTTGTGAAAGCCTTTGCGAAACTGCTGCTCAAATGCATATTCAACAGATGGACTTATTGAGTGTGTGCTCTTAGTTCCATCAGCCCTTGTTACTATTATTCTTGCCATTTTTGCCCCTTTGTTAAATTAGAACGTGCCGGTGTCGGCTTTTGTAACTACAGAGTTTAGCGTAAAAGTAATATCCTGTGTTGCCATATCGCCAACCGCGCCGTTAATAGGTGTTAGGTTGTTGACTAGAATATCAAAGGTGTAAAGCGGATTAGTTGCCGATACTACTGGAACTTTCGCTTGCACCATCTTTACCGCAACAGTTGTGCCGAATGCATTATTGAGTGTCTGTAGTACGTTTGATGTTGCTGTGTCATTTAGGAATGAAACAGTTAGTGAACCTGATTCTAGACCCTTGACAAACTTATGTGCGGTATCTCCCATAGCTGTGACTTCAAGTTCATCAGCAGCATAGTTGAGAGTAACCGAAGTTACGTGGTCGCTAAGATCAATCGTCGCAATCTTTAGGCCAACAGTATTGTTTAAAAATACAGCCATGTTACCTTATTCCTCATCTTTCTTAGTTGTTGGTTTTGGTGCTTTTTCGCTTGGCTCAACCTGGCCGATTTTGGCAAGAAAAGCCTCGCGTTCTTTGTCTATATCAGCCATGTTTTAGCTCCAATCGGATAGTACGCTGATTGATACTTCCCCGGATAGCAGATCGCCTGCTGTTCCGGTTAAGACCGCCGGTGCGCTGAAAGTGCCAATGGAATAAACAATTGACGATGCTTCCAGCTTGTTTACTATATTCAAATAATAATCTTCAATATTAATTAGATTGCCTTGGTTATCAAACATAGGGGTTAGCACTATTAGTTTAAAGTTAACCTTAGGCTTAATGGTTTTGTAATGGTCGTTGCTTGGCTCAATGTATGGATCATCAGGCTGTACCACAATGCTATTAGCAAGCGGTGTGGCAGGTGGGAAGGAAAACACCTGCCACGCCGTATTGTCAGTTAGCGCGGCTGCGATTGTTCCTCGTAGGGTAGAGATTGCTGACATTATCCTACTTGACCGCCCGGCGCTAAGTGATCCGCAAGTAAACCGCGAACACGTGCCATTAGAGTATTGCCCATGCGATACGGCGAAGGTTGAAAGTCTGGTGAGATGCCACCAGCATTTGAAGCTTGGCGAGCCTGCCAAATGTCAACCGCAATCATCAAAGATGCTAAATTGACTTCAGGTAATGTGGCGTAATTATGAAATGTGTTTGCACCTGTAACTGACCCAAAAGGTTGTAACTGAAACTTAATTTGATCTGCTGCTACTAGCGCAAAAGTAATTGTGTATGAGCCTGTATCGGTTATCGTTTGTGATCCATTAAATGTCGCACCGCTGTGCGTAACTGTAACTGTCTGCCCGATGCTAAATTGATGCGGTACGTTTGTGTAAAGTGTCGCTGAATTGTCGGTTAATTCTGTAGCAACTACTGAAACTGTATTGAACCATAGTTTGCTTTTGACAACGTTTTCAGCTGCTTGGCAGCATTCTTCCACTACTGCTGAGCTATACAATGCACCAATGCCGAGAGCGCTACGCAATTCAGCTTCAGTTACGTATGTTGCAGGCATTGTCTTTCCTTTCTAATGTTAGCCCCGGCGCAAGGGCTGTGCGCCGGGGTAACTCTACGATCTAGTTAGTTAGATCAGGACTTGTTAAACCAGTTTGCACCGGCAGCTACTTTGGTGGCAAGTGCGCCAAAACCATAATAGCCAAGGTCAACAGTTCCATCGCTGTTTACATTGGTACGTAGCTGGAAGCGTGGTGATTCATACCATGTATATGATTCAGGGTTAATTACTGCCATTGAATAATCAGCAGTTCCATCATTACCTGAACCTGTAAAGTTCCGTGATACATATAGGTCAAGACCTGCAACAGTTCCACGTAGGCTTTGTGGTGATACCGCTCCACCTGCGTTTTGTGGGTTTGCTGCATTGTAAATTGGTCGGCCTGCATCGTTGTAGCTCATAATGTTTGCCCATTGATCAGGGGTAACAAGAAGGTTACGTGCAAAACCAAGTGATGCTGTGTAAACGGCGGCAGCTCCACTAGCAATATATTCTAGAAGACCTGTTGCGCTGTTTGCTTTTGCATTTGCGTTTAGAGTACCTGCGCCTTGGATTGCAGTAGCAACAAATGAATCTGTATCTTTTGCGTAAGCAAACTCCATTTGACGTACAAGCTCATCAAAGAAAGTAGGGCTGCTGCGCTCGATGAGTTCAACAGTTGTGATAGAACGGCCTTTGAATGGCTTTACGCTTACTGTAATATAAGAAGCAGTTAGCTGTGTATCAGCAATAGCTTGATTCTCATTAATTTGAT